ACCAGTCCTTCCTTACTATTAGTAGAAAGTTCGGCCGGCCGAACCGAGTTGCCGTCAAGTATTAAAAGTTTCAAGAAGTCTGGATCGCTTGGGCTTGAAAGTTATTCACAACTAATTCATTTTATTGTTGTAATAAGTTATAATATAGGTATTGTTATCTAATCAATTAATAATTAATTGATTTAACCATTTAGAAAGAGGTTATGATGACTAAAAAATCTAAACTTAATCAAAAAGCAATAGCAACTCTTATTGAGTATAGAACTGCTTTAGATATTAAAAATAGTATTGATAAGTTAGTAAACCAATTAAAAAACGAATTTACCGAAATCGTTACTAATCATAAATTAGTAAGTGATAAAAAGAATTTTGTTTTTGAATATGGCAATGAAACTTACGCTATATCTCAAACTCAAAGAGATATACTAAACCAATCTGAAGTTAAAAAGTTATTAACATCTAAAAAGATTGCAATACCTTACAAGACTTCAACTAGTGTTAGTATTAAAAACATTAGTGGGGTTGGTGTCAATGTTGATAATGAACTTATCAAAATGTTGAAAGTAGGTAACAATGCCTAACTATGATTTAACTCAATTAACTAGTTTAATTACAACTAACGGGAATAATCCCGTTAGTACTTCAAGAAGTGATATGCCAATCGTTAACAACATGAGTAAAGAAATCAATTGGCAATTGCTGGCTGGGTTTTTAGATCAAGAGATATTTCAATTCATACTAAAGAATAAAGATAACGAAGTTATCAAACAGTTTGGAATTGAACTTGCTCAAAAACTTGCTGTTAATTTTGGTCTGTCTAAAGATCAATGAAGTATATCTTATATCTTATCAAGGTGGTGTTTACTGCCTTGATACTTTTATTTATCCTATGGTTTTGGTTTGTTGCAACAACACCGATCCAATCAATTTAATACAATCTTAAATACCTAACACCCCATTAATCGTGGGGTGTTCTGCGTTTTAAAGTTAGTTAACAATCTCAATTTTACCTGACACCTGCAAAATTTTGCGAAACCCCCTCTCCCCCCTGTTGTGTGTAGACTTGACCTTACAACAAAGATTTGAACTGTCAGCCACCCTCCCCCCACTACCAAAAAAAGATGTTGACTTGAAAAAATTTTTAAAAAATTGTACATACTACAAATGGCATTTTTAGTTGCTAATGTACCACCAGTAAAAGTCTATGTTAAAAAACAATACTTATATGATCATCAAAAAGGTCATGGAGAATTTGTAGAGGGTGTTTGGGTATCTGTTAAGTCAATTCAAGGTCGAGCGCTCTACTTTGAAACATATCTGCCTGAGTATGCTGCTCTATATGATAAGCTCCCTATTAGTGCTTTTGTTAGTAGTCCTACTGAGTTGGATCTTGAGTTAGAAGAATTAGAACTGTGGGATGCATTTAGTTATCACATCACGGTCATAGAAAAAACAACCGTGCCTCCTAAAGCACGCTACCTGTCTCCATCCAAACAATGGTATGAGGGAGAGTATTTGTTTACTATTGATAGCTGTCATGCAGATCCTAATCTACCAAACATAAATTATTCGGAAGTTCCTGCGGAACATAAATCTTTCAATATAATAGAATTGGATAACAAACATTATGCAGCACAACCAAACAATAGAACATTATTTTATGATAAATCTTTAACACCGGCAGAACCAAAACAACCTGACTTCAAAGTATCTACGATTGAGTATGCTGTGGAGTCTGTTAGTAAATGGACTGCTGGAGATGATACAAATTATTTCTATGGATTCAAGGAACAGAAATAGTGTCCTTAGATTTTGAGACCACCAATCCTGAGGAAGCACAGGCCTTAATACAAAAATTAGAATTACGACAAAAAGAATTAGAAACTTCTGAAAGAGCAAAAAATAATTTTTTAGATTTTGTCAAAGCTGTGTGGCCAGAGTTTATTGGAGGCTACCATCATAAAAAAATTGCAGAAAAATTTGAACTACTGAAAGATAAGAAACTGAAACGTTTGATCGTGAATATGCCACCAAGGCACACGAAGTCTGAGTTTGCATCCTATCTACTTCCAGCATGGATCATGGGCCATGCTCCCAAAACCAAGATCATACAAGCTACGCATACCGGCGAACTAGCCTTCCGCTTTGGAAGAAAAGTTAGAAACCTCATGAATCACGAAGACTACAAACGCGTCTTTACAGACGTCGAGTTATCACAGGACAGTCAAGCAGCGGGTCGTTGGGAAACAAATCATGGTGGTGAGTACTTCGCAACTGGTGTAGGAGGAGCAATCACGGGACGTGGTGCAGACCTCCTGATCATTGACGATCCACATTCGGAGCAAGATGCATTAAGTGAAACGGCATTTGATAATGCATACGAGTGGTATACTTCAGGACCAAGACAGCGTTTACAACCTGGTGGTATCATCGTTATTGTAATGACAAGATGGTCTACCAAAGATCTAACAGGAAAACTTATCAACGCACAAACTGAAATCAAAGCAGACCAGTGGGAGGTCATTGAGTTTCCCGCTATCTTTCCAAAGACGGGTAATCCTATATGGCCTGAGTTCTGGAAGAAAGATGAACTGCTATCGGTCAAGGCCTCTTTGAATGAACAGAAGTGGCAAGCACAGTGGCAACAATCTCCTACCTCAGAAGAAGGATCTATTATCAAAAGAGAATGGTGGATGAAGTGGGAATCACAAACCCCGCCTAACAACATACAACACATCATACAAAGTTACGACACAGCGTATTCCAAAAAAGAAACAGCAGACTATTCGGCGATTACAACGTGGGGAGTCTTTACATCGGAAGCTGACGGCAAAGTATATTTAATATTATTAGATGCAATCAAAGGCAGGTGGGATTTTCCTGAACTAAAAAGAAAGGCTCTTGCTAAGTACAAAGAGTACGAACCAGAGACAATCATTATCGAAGCGAAAGCGAGTGGACTGCCCCTGACCCATGAACTAAGACAAGTGGGTATACCTGTTACGAACTTTACACCAAGCAAAGGAAATGATAAGCATGTAAGAGTAAACGCTGTAGCACCGGTATTTGAAGCTGGTCAGGTATGGGTTCCTGATGAGCGATGGGCGCAAGAAGTCATAGAGGAATGTGCTGCTTTTCCTTATGGTGACAACGACGATTATGTTGACTCTACAACACAAGCCGTGCTACGTTTTCGCCAAGGCAACTTCGTTACACTTCCTGATGATTATTGGGAAGAACCAACTGTACCAGACTACGCAGGTGAGGAGAGATATTATTAATGGCTACCAAAGATAGACCGGGTATATTTGCTGAAGGATACTTTACAGAAGGTATAGGTGCTCCTGGCTTTGGAAGTGGATTGTCTCCTAATGTTGGAGGTTCTGGATCTTCAGGCAGTTCAAAAATTGTAAAAGAAAACATAACCGATGTAAAAAAGGATATGAAGATAGCTTGGAATAGATTTATGAATCTATTTGTAGGCACAAAAAATAAAGATTACGGAACTCCTACTATGTGGCACAATACTAAAGGTAAACCTCTAGTAAGTCAGTTTAATAAAATAAAAGACGAAGATACAAAAAAATACGCCAATAAATTATATTATGATTATCTAAGAGCAGATGGAGTTATACCAGGCAAGTTTGAATATAAACCTTATCTAAAAGTAGCTAACACAGTTGACACTACCAAATTATATCAACCCGTAAAAGTTAATCCTTACAAAAAATTTAATTTAAAAACTCAAGATGACAAAGTAAAAAAGAATACACAAAAAGTTGTAGATACAAATGTTACACTTAGTAAAGACCCTGTTGATAAAGGAGGCCCTGCATTATACGAAAGATTATTTAACAATCCAAAGGTTAGATCTACCTTTATAGATAAAACAGGAAGTGTACCAAACAGAACTCATGCTTCTATGAATCCAAATAGAAATTTAGATGCTTTAGAAGGTAATCAAAAACTACAAGGGTATTTAGCAAATCCAAAAGGATTGAATACACAGGTTAGAAACTCTTATCAAAATAAATTAGAAACACAGATAAAAAAATTAGAAAATGAAAAAGCAAACATTGTAAATAATAATTTTTTAAAAAATAAAGATTTAGATAAATGGAAACAATCCATAAATGATATTGACTCTCAATTAAATTTTATAAGAACAGATGCAAAAAATTTAGGATTAGAAATACAAATGATGAGTCCTAGTTCAGGAAGATTAAATGTTTATGGTGAGTATATGCCTAACTTAACTCAACTAATTAAAAGTGTAGACAAAGGTGTAAATCTAACAAGCACTGTTCCTTTCAAAGGTGGAAACGTTATGCCTCCAGGTAAAAAAGATGGAGATGATACAAAGATTGATAGAGTGGCTTTGAATCAACAATTCTTTGAAGAAGGAGTTGGGGATGAGGAGTACGGGTCCAGGATTCTTGGACTAATATTCAAAGGTAAATTATTAGAACCTACTAGCTCAGGTTTTGGAAAAGAGTACGATGCTAGAAATCTACCCATTCTCAAAGACGCTGATCCTTTAACTCAAGGGGTATGGAATACTTTAGCACCTTATGGAGAAAAGATATTTGATGCTCTTGACTTCGCAGTCAGGGCTCCTGGTGCAGTGTGGTCTGATGCAATGAAAATGTATGGCTATGATGATAAGCAGATAAACAAACTTCAAGCAGAAATAAATACAATGGTAGGATTACCAGTTGCTAATATCATGAGCGCTCCAATAGCGATTAGAAATAGTTTTGGACAAGTAAACAAAGTAGCAAACAATGCAAAGAGAGTTGCTAAGTTAGAAGATAACTCAAATCCAAATGTAACAACACAAAAAGAACTTGTTCAGTTTCCAAAAGCAAAAGCTGTGGATCTTGGATACAATAGTAGATTCAATCCAAATACAAAACAATTAGAATTGTATGACGGAAACAATCTTATTGGTTCGTTTGATAGTGCAGAAGCTCTAGCAGCAGAAGTACAAAATTTAAACGCAAGTAAATGGTCAACACAAAATTATAAACCAAATCAAAACCTAGATGCATTTGATGTAGGGTTTCAAAGATATTCAAAACTTATGGAAGGCATTGCTGCTAAGTATGCACCTGATACAACAAAAACTGGATCGCAGTGGCTTGGTGAATTACAAAATTCTGGATTTGCAAAAGAACTAGATAGATCTGGTTTTGGTTTATACTTGAGAGAAAATGCCGATAAAAAACTAACAGCAGTAGATTTATGGAGAGCTAATGCAGAAAGAGGATCACAGATAAATGTCAAACCAACAAATTTAGCATTTCAAGGTAATTTAAATTTAGAACCAGAGTTTGGTAACTTAATGAGTTCTTATTCTAGATTCATGGATGGTTTTAGTAAATTAAATGCTACACCTGCTGCAGGACAAAAATATATTCCGGTGGTAGATAAGTTTAGTGGTATGCCAATAAAACTTATGCAGGATGTAAAAAAGGAAGTAGATGCTTTCAATGATTTTATTGCTAAGTCTTTTAGTGCAAACGGAACTCTTACTGATGCAAAACAAAAAGCAATTGAAACTAGAGGCTACGATATAATTGCTAACTTCATACGAAAAATTGAAAAGATTCAAGGAAGAACAGGAGAAACTGCAGCTTTAGATTTTGCAAAAGGAAAAGATAACTATCCCCTAACTGTTTATACTTCATCACAGTTCTTAAATAAAAATCAATTTGGTTCTGAAATAAGAAATCATGTTTTTAAAATGATAAATTTAAAAAGAGATTATGGAACTACAACAGAGCATGCACAAATTATGCTTCCTGGTAATGCAGGCAGAGCAACACAATCAACAGACGTATACACATACAATCCATTAAAAAATCAAAAAGATTACAAAGAAGTTGGATTAAGTTCACACTTTGATGTACCTCATCAATGGGGTCATACTAGATCTTCCAATAGAACTACAATGGATGGTCTTAACGGAATATTTATAGATGAGATACAGTACGATGTTCTAAAAGGTATAGATAAATCTAGTAACAAAGTTTTCAAACCTGACACTATGTTGTTTTCGAAAAACACAGCAGATGATCAAATGGCCACTTTAAAACAACAAGAGTCTAGAATTTTTGGAAATGAATTAAAAAAACTTTTAGTTAAGTTAGATGTTGATGATACAACAGATTACAATCTTCCTCAGAATCAAAGACAACTAAATGAAAAGGCTAGGGCCATTGCTGATGACAATACAGATTTAAATGAATTAAGACAAAGAATTCTTGGTGATTATGGAACGCCTGGTAATTATTTAGAATCAATAAAAAACAAAGCTTACGATAAAATATCACAACAGATGTCTCGTATTGATTCTGAATATAGTGATGTAAAGAATGCTAATCTTCCTGATATACCACATAGCAATAGGGTAGATGCAATGAAAGAAATATTAAAAGCTCAAATACAAAGAGCAATAGAAGGTAACATGGATTTTGTAGCCATACCAAGTCCAGAGGCTGTTGTTATTTATGAAGGACAAGTTCATAGTCAAGGAACATCAATTGCATTTAACAACATATATAGAAAACAAGCAACACAAGCTGCTAACGAACTTATGGAAGAATATGCACAAAGATTAAAAGCTTTAGGTTTAGATGGAGAATCATTTACAGTTACAAATGGTGATGATGTACAACAATTTTTTTCTTGGAAAAAAACTGATGATGGTGCACAAAAATTTGCTCAAGGATACATGGACTTGATGGAAAGATATGGATTTAATAATCCTGAAATTATGGCAGAAATAGCTTCAGGAGATTTCAAAGGAACTACAAACGGTATGCAACCAATGACAAGCTATGGTAATGTTCCAGGAGATAAAGTTGCTATCAAACCAGAGGTATTTATTGATTTACGAAATTTAAAAGGATTTGACAGAAATCAACTAGCAAAAATTGGATTTCAAGAGTATAAAGAAGGTGGAAGAACAAAATTAAACCCATACTCAGCATTAGCGAGTATTGATCTAGGAGTAGCAGTGTAATGGCAATAGAGAAACAATTACCAAATGAACCTGAAGCTATACAGGTAGATAGCATGGCAGGTACACTTCCTGTTGATGAAAATGCAAGACCAGAAATAGAAGTAGAAGTGCAAACTAATGAAATGATGCCAGAAGAACCACAGCCTGTCAACATTCCACACGGAGCAAATTTAGCAGAATTTATAGAAGAAGATGAATTAAATAAAATATCAGACAATTTAAGAGCAGAGTATGAGGGAGATAAATCCTCTAGATCTGATTGGGAAAAGTCATACATAGACGGAATAAAATTATTAGGATTTAAATATGAAGAAAGAGCTAGACCTTTTCAAGGAGCAAGTGGTGTAACACACCCTCTACTTGCAGAGGCAGCTACTCAGTTTCAAGCGCAAGCTTATAAAGAGTTACTTCCTCCTGGTGGTCCTGTTAAATGTAACATTGTAGGAGTGACTGACTTGAACACCGAAGATCAAGCTCAAAGAGTTCGTGAGTTCATGAACTATCAAATAACAAACGTTATGGAAGAGTACGATCCGGAGATGGATCAGCTTCTATTCAATTTAGGTTTAGCAGGATCAGCTTTTAAAAAAATTTATTATGATGGACAAGAACAAAGAGCTAGAGCTTCTTTTGTTCCAGTAGAAGATTTAATAGTTCCTTTTTATGCAACTGATTTGGCTTCTAGTCCTAGAGTTACGCATGTAGTAAAACAAACTTTTAATGATATAAGAAAAAGTCAAGTAGGTGGTTTTTACAGAGACGTAGAAATTAGACCATCGGTTATGAACAACGATGATGTTCAAGATGCTTACAGAGATGCTGAAGGAATAAGTGCTTCAAGTTATGGAGAAGAAGATGATAATGAATATACTTTATTTGAAGTTCATTGTGATTTGGACATACCAGGTTTTGAAGATGCAGACTTACAATCTGGTGAACCAACAGGTATAAGACTTCCATACGTTGTTACAATTGATGAAGGATCGGGAAAAGTATTATCTATATATAGAAACTACAGAGAAAATGATCCGCTTAGAAAAAAGATACAATATTTTGTACATTATAAGTTTTTGCCTGGTCTTGGCTTTTATGGCTTTGGTCTTATACACATGCTCGGCGGTCTCTCTAGGACAGCTACGTCCGCTCTCCGTCAACTCATTGATGCAGGTACGTTGTCCAATCTCCCTGCAGGATTTAAAGCGAGAGGGTTGCGAGTTGCAGACGATGATAACCCAATCCAACCAGGAGAATTCAGGGATGTAGATGCACCATCTGGTGACCTACGACAAGGATTACTACCACTACCTTACAAAGAACCAAGTCAAACTTTATTCTTACTTTTAGGTTTTTGTGTTGATGCAGGTAAAAGATTTGCAGCAGTTGCTGATGCAAAGATAGCTGATTCTAATCAATCTAATCCTGTGGGCACAACTATGGCTATGATTGAACAAGGCACAAAGGTTATGAGTGCTATTCATAAAAGATGTCATTATGCACAAAAAGTAGAATTTAAATTATTAGCAAAAGTTTTCCAAACTTATTTACCACCTGAATATCCATACAATGTTGTTGGTGGTAACAGAATGATCAAGCAAACTGATTTTGATGATAGAGTAGATATCATACCAGTATCCGATCCAAACATATTCTCTATGTCTCAACGTATACAACTAGCACAAGCTCAGTTACAATTATCTCAAACCAACCCTCAAATTCATAATGTGTATGAAGCTTATAGAAGAATGTATCAAGCTCTTGGGGTGCAAAACATACAAGCTATATTGAATCCACCACCAAAGCCAATGCCGATGGATCCTTCAATGGAAAATTCTAATGCATTGAAAGCAAAAGAACTACAAGCATTTCCAGAACAAGATCATGCAGCCCACATAAGAACTCATAGAGCTTTTATGTCATCAACTTTGGTTAGAACTAGTGTTCTTGCAATGGCTTCTTTACAATCTCACATATCTCAACACATAAGTTTCTTAGCTAGACAGCTCGTTATGGAAGAAAATAAACAAACATTAGAAGAATTAGCACAACAATTTGGTCAACAGATACCACCTGAGATAATGCAACAGCTACAAAACAAGATGGAAGCGGAAATTGCAGATAAACAAGCTGAATTAACTGAAAACATGGTGGCAGAAGAGCAAGAATACCTTGAAGGTCAAGGTCAAGATCCACTTGTAGAGCTCAAAAAACAAGAATTATTGATAAAAGAGCAGGATAATGCAAGAAAAGCAGCCGCTGATCAGTCAGATGCACAGCTAAATGCAGCAAAATTAGCTCAAAAAACGGAAATTGATCAAGCAAAGCTTGAACAAAACGCAAAAATAGCGCAAGCTAGGATGAACAATCAAATAAATTTGGCAAATATTAAAAAACAATGACCGAAACAGAACAATTTTTACAAGCTCACATAAAAGAGTTTGCTAGTTATGTTGAAGATAACGCAAGAAAACCAGAAGATAAGTTAATTATGGCTTCTGCAATGCTCACTGTTGTAAAAGCAGTGTATTTAGAGAATTCTATATCAGAGGATGTAGCAAACAAAGCATTTGAAAACCAAGTTGCAGATGTTACTCTCATAAGATATACTAAACCAACTTTTCATTGAGAGGTATTATGAAAAAAGACAAAAATAAAAAGAAAAAAAGAAAATATATGGGTGGTGGCATGATGCCAATGGCCTATGAAGACGGTGGTAAGTTTAAAATGCAACCAGGTGAGTCTGTAGATGGCATGGATGTTGATACCAACGTCAAAAAACCAAATATGACGGTAAAAGGTGCTGGTGCTGCTACTCAAGGAAACAAATTCTTCGGATAATACTTGCATTCATTGTGAACATGGATGTCATTGTTCGAATGGAGGTAGTTGTACGAGTTGTGATTGCAAAAATTGTGAACATGAGCTACAAAAAACCGTTGAATTCGAACCTGAGTTCGATTTAACTGTTCATTAACTAGGAGGTTATATGAATTTATTAAAAGATCTATGGGAACACTTAAAAGAGTGGTCTGATTGGAAAATGAAGGACTGGATTAAGGCGGGTATAGTAGCTATAGCTGTTATTTTTATTATTAGTTCTATTGGGGGAGGCGCCTAGACTATGGTCTGGCAACTTCTAGCAAAACCCCTACTCGGCGTTGCCGCGGATACAGTCCGTGGTTTCGTCGAGACCAAAAAAGCAAAAGCAGAATTAAAAGTTACGGAAATTAAGGCCGCTACTAAACTTAAAGAAGATCAAATTGCCGGTAAGGTTAAGTGGGAGCAAACTGCTGTAGAGCAAATGAAGGGCTCGTGGAAAGACGAATTCGTTTTACTTGCGCTCCC